ATTTTTGGTGATGAGAATAGACATTTGGAAAACCTTTCAGTGAGTGTTGCGGCGCGCAGCGTGTAGCTGTCTGACTGCGCGCCCGGTGTTGGTGTTAGTCTTTGAAGAAAATGCCGTTGAGCTTCTGGAACTTAGGGGCGCGGTCGTCCCTGCCGAAATCATAAGTCTCGACACCTTTGAGGCGGCCTTCAGTGTGGAGGGTAATAAAAGCTGGCCAAACTTTGGTGCCTGTCTGGTAACGACCACCAAGGCCCCGAGCTGTGAGGTAGTCACCTGTTTTGCTAGCAGGGAGCCTACGGGTCTCACCGCGAAGGGTCACTTCTACCGTGCCTTTGGTCCAGCCGTAATGCGCTTCAGTTTCAGAAGGGGTAAAGTCTGGGTCTACGGTGTACGTGTCAGGGTTAATGCAGGTTTTCATCGGTGCTTCCTTTCAGTGTTACGCGCGGCGCTGGATGTAGCTGGTGCGCCGCTGCTGGTTCATTCCTTAGACGATATTGTTTCGTTAGAGTTAGCATTATCGTGTAAACTTTTATGCAATACATAACTGTGCCCTATGTAGCGCCGCACTGGTGCAGGCAGGCAAGCGGGAAGGTGCGGAAAGGTGCGGGAAGGTAGGCGGAAAGGTGCGGGAAGGTGCTGTTCAGCCGCGTTCTGAAACGCTCGCTTATCTGCTCACCTTATGGCACCGATCTGCGCCGGGATGCACTTCTAATGCGTCTCAAGGCACTGAAATGTTTAGCTTTTCGGCAGGCATGGCGGTGCAGGTGACGCAAACGAGACAGAAACGATGGGCAGGCATGGGGGGGAGGCGCTACGGTTTCTTATTAGATACCCTCTGACATTTTTGCAGCAAAATAGCCGCCGGTCAGTAGCGTGGGAGTGCTTGACACCAACTTGACAGTTGAACTCAACGCAGCATTCAAGCCCCCCTTATAGTGCTTACAGTACATTAAGTGCTTTAAGGTAACTGTTAAGTTGCTATGCCGGTTGCTATGCCGATTGCTATGCCGCTTGCGACCGAAGGTCAGTCCTTTAATCAACCTAAATTCAACTGTCAGTGCATTACAGCACATATAGGGTGCAAGGATGTTTTCCTTATAGGGTTTTGTTTGTTGTCTTTTGACTGATCCCTACCGGGTCGCAGGCGGCATAGCAAACGGCATAGCTACCTGATAGCCGACACGTTGCCCATCCAGTTCCGTCTATTCGGTCTAGGCTGTCCAGCCGCCTGCATGAACCTGTCTAGCTCCTGCTGCATCAACTCGTCTTTCTGCGCGTCAATGCCTCGCTGTTCGTCAATCGCCATCTGCTCTGACCAGTACCCGACAGCCATAGCAAGCGCGTCTAGCCTATCGTCATGGCGCAAGCTGTGTCTTTCAGTGGTCAGGCGGGTGAGCTGATAGACGAGCATCTTGCTCATCCGCAGGTGCTGTTCGTACTTGTTGGCTGACCGGTAGTCCTGTTCGATAACCCGTGGGTCCATAACGAGCTTGTGGCGCATCAGGACTGGCTCAAGGGTGTCAATGATGCGCTTTTCCTTTTGGGTGCTGTGTCGCACTTCTTCGATCATGCAGTTGTGTCTTTTAGCAAGCACCGGGCGCAGCAGACTTGTGAACATACCGTCACCAAAGTTGCTTTCGACCAGCACCATATTGACCTTATTGCGCGCAGCGATCTCTGCCAGCGCGCCTAGCGTGTCTTCATCGTACCCACCGCTAATGCCGCCAGCCTCGGGAACGTACAGGTAGCCGTTAAGGTGCTTGACGACTGCATAGCCTGTCTCGTCAGCACCCCGCCCCGACGGGTCAATAGCCATGACGCTCCCACTGTACTCACCGACCACACTGCCGACAGCCATAGGGCCGTACATCTTGTCACCCCGCATGGCGACGTTCGGCAAATCGTTCAGCGTCTTGTCTTCTGTCGGTCCCCACGTCAGGGACATTGGAGCCGACTCTGAGTCCAACGGTAAAAATACAATGTCGCGCACTTTGAGCGGGTAGCGCTCAGCGTCTGTCATGGCCGTGCTGAGCATGAATTGCAGTTGGTAGCCAGCACGCCCATAGGACGTCATTCGCTCTAGCAAATCATCGTCGTCAAAACGCAGTGGGTCGATGGATGCGCCGGGTTCGACGTCAAGCTGTTCGACGAATGGCGCTAGAGTGCCTCCATACGCCTCTGTAGCGCTCACTGACGGCTTTTGGGCAGGCCAGACACGTAAAGTATACCCACGCTCCGGAAGGCGGCTGTAGAGGCTGTCCTCGGTCTGTGGCGTGCCTAGGTAAATTATGCGTCCGCCGGGTGTCAAAACAGCATCGAACTCTTTGACCAACTCAGCCAGCTTATCGCGCATCAATTGGGTGGCCGAATTGCCGGGTACTTCGACGTCATCAACAACGCAGAGACTTGACCGACTTCCCGTCAACTGACCGGTTATCCCTACGCTCTTCACGCTAGGGCTGTGGCTTGGCTGTGCTGGTCCGACGTCAAAAGCGATCTTACTGTTCCGCTGGTCTTCGCGTGGCCGAAGGTGGTGCAAGGCGGGAATTTCATTAATGATACGCTGAGTGAACACAGAGAAAGCGTCAGCGCGCTCTTTGGACGCTGAGACCACCAAGACCTTTTCGTCTGGATTGTTCAGTAGCGCCCATACGACATAAGCGGACGTGATGTAAGACTTACCGACACCGCGAAATGCCTGCACCATGCAGCGCTTAGGCCCGTGCTGGATGTAGTGAGCGATGTCGTACTGTACGGGCGTAGGGTCAGGAAGGTTAATATGCTTCCACACCAGCCACAGAAAGGACCGGAAGTCGTCTTTGATCTTTTGCGTTGACACAATGCTTACGCTTAGGTTACTAATCGGGACGGTAGACAGATGTTCTAATTCCTCCTTCCTAGTTCATTTTGCATACTCCCAAGACTCCTGATAAGCGCTGTCGGTCCTCACCCCACTGACAGCGCTTTTTCTTTAGGGTTCCTCAAAGTCTGGCATGCCGTCGAGCAAGGCACCCAGCGCGTTGTCGTCAGTTGCAATGCCGTCGATATGGTTGTCTTTGAGAAACTTGACGGCCACTGACAGTTCAGCAGCGCTTGCTTCGCCGTTCGTAATGCGCGTGTGCAGGTCTTCAGCGACCGCCGTGTGCAAAGCAACCAGTAAGTCTTCTCGTTTGACGCTATTATCCACCAAGATCATCACTCCCAAGATGTTTACGCACCTGCATCACTGCCCCTAGCGCAAGCATTCCAAGCACAAAAAGCGTGACGGAGCGCGTGACAGTCGTGCCGATTGTCTTTTTTGCGCTCCGCCAGCTAGACAGCAGTTCGCGCAGGTCATGCACGTCTTGCCCACTGTCGTCATCGTTGAGGTTCAGCCGCCGCAAGGTCTCGTCAACGGCCTGTTTAGCCACCTTTTCGGCAATGGCTGCAATCTCAGCGTCCGTCACGTCTTACCCTCCGATGCGCGCAGTCGCCGCGATGCGACCCCACAGGCCCACCGCCCCGGCCACAAGTGCAACACCATCGAGAATCAGCGCGGCAATCTCGTCCTCAAACGGCCCAAGGTCTACGCCGAGGTTACGTGCGCCCACGCTGCCGAGCATGACCAACACGGCCCATACTGTCTTGCTGGCGTACCAGCTTTTGCTATCTGTCATTAATCAAAGTCCTTTACAGTTTGTGGTGTGCTGTCGATCACAGCCTGCGCAGCAACTCGTTCCTCGTTGTCCTGCACGATCTCGGGGTTTGGCACGGTCTGCGTGGTTGGCGCTGCGTCTGGGTCGTTCTCGTCATACACCAGCACGTCCACAGTAGCAGGCAGCGGCTCAACAGCAGTCTGGACCACAACCTCGTGCAGTACGTCTTCCATCTCGCCTGTGTCTTCGTTGTAGACCTGTTCGCCTGTCGGCTGCATTTCGGTCAGCTCAGGACGCCCATCGGCCAAGACGTATTGGTCGAGCCGTGCGGTGGCCTTGCGGTATTCTTGAAGCTGCCAGTTGAACGTGTTGTTTTCCCTGTTGATGTCGTGGTTGGTGCTGAACGTCGCCATGAAAGCGTCGAACTGCCCGTCGCCAAGGCGGATGGACTTT